GTGTATCTGATGTAACATCGTTTTATTGGCAAGAAATAAGAAAGAGTTTGTCAAGTCTTAAACATAGTAGAATACATATCACTAATCTTGGAGACTTTACAATAAAGCATTGGAAACTAGATGACAAGATAGATAAGTTAGAGAAGTTTAAAGAGAATTTTAGACAAAGAGGCTTACAGGAGATTGTCACTAGGTTTAGAACAGATGAAACTCTCTTTGACCTAAAAGCTATTAAGGTGCTTATGGATGAGGAGAAACAAAGAAAAGATTTTATTAAGCTTCATAAAACCAAAAGCAATGAGTCTAAAAGAGAACATAATCAAGATGTGGAAAGCAAAGGGTCAGATCCTGGAGGGAGTGACTAATTCCGTATTTAAAAGAGATGATGTAGAAGAAATTGCACTTTACAGAATGCAGATTTGTAAAGATTGTGCACTTTTTACAGTGCAAAATGAGGGATGTATGGTGGCCGGCACTAGCCCATGTTGTAATTTAGAGCTAGGAGGTTGTGGATGTAGCTTAGGATTTAAGACTAGATCTTTATCTTCAGAATGCCCAAAAGGACATTGGAAAGCTGAAGTGAGTCAGGAAGAAGAAGACATGATTAATCAGAAGTTAGGAATATAAACAATAAACATATGAGCATTTTGAGATTCACCCCACACGATCACAGTTACACAAGTATTAATGCAGAAGAGAACATAAAGTGGATATCTGTTACATCCTTTATAAGTAACTTTAAGCAACCATTTGATGCAGATAAAATAGCTGAGAAATCATCTAAGTCTAAAAAGTCAAAATGGTATGGTATGACACCAGAAGAAATTAAACAAGCATGGTCTAATGAAGCTCTTAGAGCAACAACATTAGGAACATGGTATCACAATTGTAGAGAATCAGATATATGTTCATTAGAAACAATGGAAAGACATGGTAGCACTGTGCCTATTTTTAAACCGATTGAGATTGACGGTACTAAATTTTCTCCAAACCAGAAGCTCACAGATGGTGTATATCCTGAGCACATGGTTTACTTAAAATCTGCAGGACTTTGTGGTCAGTCTGATTTAGTAGAAGTGATCAATGGAGAAGTGCATATTACAGACTACAAGACTAATAAAGAAATTAAGGTGGAAGGCTACACCAACTGGGAAGGAATTACAACAAAGATGAATTCTCCTGTAGCTCATTTAGATGATTGCAATGTAAACCACTATGCTTTACAGCTTAGTTTATATATGTACATCATTCTTAAGCACAATCCCAAACTAAAACCAGGAATTCTTACCATTCATCACATTCAGTTTGAAACAGTGGGATCTGATAAGTTTGGTAATCCAATTACGGCTCTTGATACAAACGGTGATCCTATAGTGAAAGATATTGTTCAATATGATCTTCCTTATTTGAAAACAGAAGTAATTAGTTTGTTACATTGGTTAGAAGATAATAGAGATAATTTAAAAGCTAAACACTAATGAGAAAATCTTTATTAGTATCTCCATTAAAAGAAAAGAAGTTGATTGATCAACTTTCTAAAGATATTATTGAAAAATATCCTAACTTGTCTCCAGTTAATACACTAGTTGTAATGGTGAGTCCTGATTATTCTGCTACAGTGGCTATGCATGTAGCTCATAATTTAAGTAAAGATGGAGAGATGTGTGACATTCTTCCCATACATGTAGCCTATCCAGATGAGGATGTATATAAGTATGTAAGAAAAGCAGATAGTGACATAGACTCTTGGTTAAAATTTTCTGAAACAGAATATAAGTATTATCTTTTGGTAGAAGCTGGTGTTATTCGTGGTGGCACATACACATGGCTTACTAAGCTATTTAATAAAAAACTAAGTGGACAAGTAATTACCACTTCTTTATATGAAAATATAGGAAGTAGATTTAAGAGTGATGTAGTTGGTGAGTATTACGATGATAGTAAAAAAGATCTTACATTTTATTTTGAAAGAGAAAATAAACATTGGTCATGAAAGAAGGAATAACAGATAAACTTGTAGAGATGTTAAGAATATATAGTTTGAAGCAACGAAACAGGTGGGATGAGTTAGTTAGAGATCTTAATAGCAATAGATGGGTTATTAAGAAAAAAAAGAACAGACGTAAAATGAGAAACAATGGTAAGACTATTTGATATTGCAAACGGTAAGGTGGTTCCTAGTGAACACTGTTATACGTTAAAGTTTTTAAAAGACATTATGGAAGAATATGGAGATGAATCTGTAAAGGTTTACTCATATCTATTCTACATGACTTGTCCTAATCCGGATTTAAACCCATTCTTTGATATTCCAGAAACTGATAAAGAAGAAATTATTCTTACAGAAGTGGATGGGGAGTTTTCTACAGAGGATGATCTTATTGTAAATGCATTAAGACTTTGTAAAAAAATGTATGAAACTCCTACATACAGAGCATATCAAGGTATAAAGATTGCGTTAGATAATATGGCAGGTTTTATGGCTACAGAAAAGGTAACTTCTGGTAGAGATGGATCTGCTACAGCTATTCTTAGAATTGCAGAAAGATTTGACTCTGTTAGACAAAGCTTTAAGGGTGTGTACAGAGATTTGATGGAGGAACAACAATCACAAGTTAGAGGCGGACAAAACCTTGCATATGACCAATAAGAAAACTATGAAAGAACCAAACAGAGAACGTAAACAAGAGATTAAGTATCATGTGACGCTTAATGATGAGCAGAAAGAAGCTAGACGTTTGATTATAGAAAATCAGATTGTAATAGTAACCGGTAGAGCTGGATCAGGTAAGAGTTTAGTATGTGCGTTAAGTGCACTAGATTTCTTGAATAAGAAACAATGTGATCATATCTATATTACACGTGCCACTATAGAAGTGGGTAATTCACTAGGATATTTACCGGGTAGTTTAGAAGACAAGTTTAATCCTTATTTAGAAGCATTTCAAGAAAACTTGATTAAGTGTGCAGATAAGGTGAAGATTCAAGCTATGGTAAAGGACGAAAAGATCGTAGCTTATCCTGTACAGTTTATCCGTGGTAAAACTATTGATGACATTCTTGTTGTAGAAGAAGCACAGAACTTAAGTAAGGCTGAGATGCTTGCTATTCTAACTAGACTTGGTAAGACTGGTAAGATTATTGTTAACGGTGATAATGAGCAGCAAGATACCAAAGATGCTACCACTGGACTTACATATGCTATTGAGCTATCTAAAAAGATAGACGGCATCAAATGGATTAAACTAAAAGAAAATCATCGTAGTGATTTAGTAGGACAGATACTAAACTACGAGTATAATAAATAGACAAATTGTAGAGTGACGAAATATGGCTGTCTCAGTATGGCCACGGCAAACGTACCCACCTGTCTCGTGGGCGGTGATACAGAAATAGACTGATAATATGGGGTAGACCACCAGCTTGCAAGCGTTGTGTTATCAGTTGAATCTCACCTTGGTGGTTCGAGTCCACCCTCTACAGCTAATTTTATAAAAATGGGACCAATGTTATTTCCTTTATTATTTAATCATATGTCATCTAGTTATAGTGACTATGTAGTAAATAAAACAAACCAACAAACAGAAGATATGACACACAGACCAACAGTAACTGTATCTTATGATGAGTATCATCAGTTACAAGATGAGTTAAAAAAACTTAGAGAGATGAAGAGCAAAAACTCTGTATATGGATATGCATATGCTAGAAAGAGAGATTATTCAGAGTTATTTCATATAAATTTTGAAGGTATGAAATCTTCAAAAGCTATAGATGAATTGCAAGAAGCAGTTCGTATGCTAAGAGTAGAAATGATGTCACTATCTTGTTCTTTATCTGAAGCAGAAGAAGAAATAGAGTATTTAAAATCTAGAGGTCTTTTAGAAAGAATATTCAATCATTAAAATATTAGGTTAACTGGAATGGCGTACCTAGAAAGCCGTAAAAGGTGTACGTGATCGGTTAGAAATGCCAGTTGTAAAAGCAGATGTCCACGCACCCATCTTCTGCTTTCCTAAAATATTAAATATTAAAATTATGAAACAGGAAGTTTACACAGACTATGAAAACATCAAAGAATTTGCAGCTGTATCAGATGTAAAAGATGAATTCATGCATGATTGGACATTTCATTTTAATCCTTATACGGGATTATGGAATGCTATTCCAAGAAGTTTATACAATGCTTATTGGAGTAACTATGATATAAAAGGTATATTACGTAGTAAAGATATCAATACTCTTTTATACTTATTGCATAGAGGAAAAGGTGATATTAATGCTGTACATAAGTTAACTGACACTGAGGTTAATAAGACTAATGTTTAAAGAAATACCTACATATGAAAATGGAGTATGGGATGTAACTACCTTCTATACAAGAGAAGAGTTTAAAGACTTTCTATTATCTATTTTTAAAGAACCTGGTGAATATAACTTTGATGAAACTAGTAAAATCTTTAATGAAGAAGGGCGTAGATTTCAGAAACAAGGATACTATTGTGCTGCTCCAATAAAGACCAAAGACTTTATTGCATACTGGGATGATCAGAAAATGAAGTGTAGATCAGGTATTATAGTTAAGAATAACGGTAATGCATGGTATGTTAGTCGAGACTACTATATGTGGTTAAACTTCTTACCTATTTATGACAAAGAAGAAAAGAGGTTTGACTTTGCTAAGGTGAGAGATGCACAATATCACATGGCTCTATATGAACATCTTGCAGAACTGCATTGGAAGCATGCCATCATTCTAAAGAAGCGTCAGATAGCATCTTCTTATTTTCATATGGCTAAACTAATCAACCAGTATTGGTTTGAAGAAGGAGCTGTGTTAAAGATTGGTGCTTCTTTAAAGGATTATATAAACGAGAAAGGCTCATGGAAGTTTCTTAATGAATATAAGAACTTCTTGAATGAACATACAGCCTGGTATCGT